CTTTAAAGCTCTGAGGCTTTCCATCATGACTATAATAGAAAAATCTGCAAGTTGTATCTGCAGTTGGTTGCTGGGTCTGCTGAGGTTGTTGGATCTGCTGAGGTTGTTGGGTCTGCTGAGACTGCTGCCTGCGAATATCTGCAACTGCATCTGCAACCCTTAATGGAGTAGCTGCTGCCAATGCAGCTGCCCTTTCAGCTTCACTAAATCGCTCATCATTTGTCCATAAATCACTATCAAAGCCATCAATTCTACTAAAATTATTGAAATCTGATGTCATATATCGTTCATCGTCCTCTTGTGTACACCCCACAGGTTGGTCTTTTAGGAAATATAGATTAAAACTTTCTACTTGATTACACATCATATGATCAGCCGATGTATAATAGCCATCGCGCGCTTCAATTAGGGACATAATTTTACGAGCTCCTTTCTGAGATAATACATATCCATATGCGCAGAAATGGAAATACCGAGTTGGCTGGCGTTGACCAAAAATCTGGTTTGGAGCTACGCGACACCAAACGCTACCATCCTGAACAGGCTCTGTAACGTGTTTGAACATTTCTCTATTAGGAGGAAGGACTCCGCCGAGATAGAGTACATCGTAATCTTCAGGAGCTGTTATCATTGCACGAGCCAAAATACTTTCAAAATCAGGATGGCAACGAGCATCATCTTCAAAAATTAAATAGGAAATTTGGTCGCCTGGCTCAGTCGCTAATTGATGCCATAGACCTAAATGAGAAGCTGCACACCCCATAACAGCTTTTTTCCAGAAGAAATCATTCGGTCTGAATAAACGAGCAATTGCAGGTGTTAACTGCAGAGAGCGCCCATCTACCGCTTTCCATGTTTCCACACGTTTTGCAAAACTAGCCTGCTCCTTCCTAAAACGCTCTAAACGGTCAACTCGCCGTTCCAAATTAATAACATATGCATCTGTGATTTTTCCTAAGAATGGCTTATTTGGAATAAAATCTCCACGATGGAAATAATAGGAACAGCCATTTAGGAATGCACGACGAAGGGTAAAATCGTTAAAATCAAGACGCATATCACGCCAAGTAATACCTTGTCTGCGACCGATTATACTGAGAATGGATTGATCATGGCGATGTCCATATGGTTGTCCGCTTGGCAGTTGTCCAGCCCATTTAGGACCAGCTAATACATGGCGTTTTTGTGCAAGCTGCCATACAGTTTCAAAGAGTTTGATGGCAGGCACTGAACTACTCCTAAATGTTATTGCACCTGCAATTGGCTGGTACATCTCTAGCTCCTCAGGTGTTGTGCAGAGTTCTTTACAGAAACTTTCTTGACACCAATATTTATTGAGCTGTGTTTTATCCTCATAAATGCATACACCAGCTTTTAGGGCGATGTTTGCAGCCTCTTCTGGTATACGAATCATAACAGAGCCAGCATCGCTATAAAATACAACATGGTCTGTTAGGGTGGTTGCTAAGTGATACCAGATCCATGTTTTCCAACCAAAATGCTGCGGTTCCCAGAAGTCAGGAAAATCTGCAGGTGCTGTAGTTGGTACAGCTGATGCTTTAGCATCAGCACTAGTATCGGCGCGAGGCGCCGATGGTACACGTTCGAACACAACATCTGCATACTTAGTAGCCAAGCGGCTGAGAGTATCTGCAAGAATATCTGCGGCTATTGCAACAAATACGCGTGACCTGCTAAATGTCTTACGATGGCGTTGGACAGCATTGAGCCATTTTTCCAAAGAAGGAATGAAGCGATTTGATGCATATGTTGCAAAGCATACATGTGTATCTGCAGTTAGATGTGTTGGTACTGCAGTACCATCCTTGCTTGCAGCCGATGTACTTATTTCCACATTATTCGTGGGCTGCGCAACCATAGATATGTTAATAGACTTGCTGATATTACTATCCCAATTACCACTTGTTTCATAAGAGCATCCTAATTGTTGCGGGATAAGACTGACCAAACTCGGTGAAAGTTTTGCAATAATACGCCCTGCAATCTGCGACAGCAGTTTGCGTATTTCATCTACCTTTTCTTGTGTAATAGCCGGTTCAGCTGCCATTGTAGCCCAGCGTCCATTTTCAACATCACGAACAGCTGCAATAAGTGCTTCGCCGCTGAGCTGATTTGCATCCAAGAATCCTGCTGGGTTAAAATCTTGTGCTACTTCACCGCTTACGCTACCAATGACGCCTTTAACTTGCGACTGGCGTTCGCTTACGCCTTGCGACTGGCGTTCGCTTACGCCTTGCGACTGGCTCTGCTCGCGACAAGCGCTAACGCTACCACCCCAATATATTGGCACACATCCAGCCGCTTTTGCATGTAATAGCTTTTCTGTTATATAACCAGGTCCACGTTGATTCTCATATGTAATAGAAAATTTATAATCCTCTAAAAATGCAAGCTTCTTATGCTCCCCTCCACCACCTCCAAGCCCTGCAAAAATAGCAGGACCTATGTTATTAAAAAGCCGTCCAGCAGAATCAACTTGTTTATATTCATTTAGAGTGTGAAATGCTGCATTACGAATTTCATTCATAGGATTACTTACGATAAATGCACAGAATTTTCCTTTCTTTTCTAATAGAGAATTAGGAGGCGCGCGACAGCATCTGCTTAGTGGAATAAGGCGAGGATTTACAAGGCGATCATTATCTGCATTAAACCAATCTATAGACATTATCCATAATGGTAGACGAAGTGCAACAGGATTTTCAACTGTTGGTCCTTGGAAATCTAGATATAAAAATATATCGTCATGTTTTACAACGCCAGGAAGTTGCTCAGATGTTTGGAAAACTTTAGGAACACCTGGATATATATTAAAATCTTCCACGCTCTGTGTAAATGGACCCATAATTATTAAATCAGGAGTTAGCTGGCGTGTTTTGCATTCATCGAGTGTAAGCCCGCAGATAGTTGCAGAGGAGCCAAGTGCAGCAGTTAGGAGTAGTGTGAAGAAGTTATAAGATGCTTGGTAATTCTCCCACATGTATGCAAAACAGATGTTGAATATTTTATTATTGTGATTAGCCGTCGCAGATGCTGGCAGAGCAGGCGCAGATGCTGGCTGGCTGGCTGGCAGAGCAGTTGCAGCAGATGACCAAGCATCACAGACTGCAGATCGTTTGAATCCAAACATCTTCTCTAATTTCTGACGAGGGGGTTCAGCTGTCCAACCTTTATCCCATAATTGTTGCAGATTTTGAAATGCTTCTACTGCCCCACTAATTGAATTATCCCTATAATAGAGCTGTTCATACACACCTCCTAACTCTTTTAGCATTAAACTATTATGTATAATAGGAATTCCCATATATGCACAGTCTAAATATGCATATTTGCCGTGAATAAATCGAGAATGAGCTAGTACAGCAGTTCGTGGATGTAAAATCCAATCACAACAGCGTTGACGACCTACAAATGTATAACCAAGTCCGAGTGTAGACCCATTCTTGTAAATATTCTCCATAAAATACTTATTATCTTTTAGCCCCTCCCCATTATGAATAATAACAGATTCAATATTTGCAGAAGCAGCTCGTTTCACTTGCCCAGTAATAACAAAGGGTACAATTGCAGAACTACTATTACGCATATTGGATTCGCAGATATGAATATTCCATGGGCTAGTTGCAGATACAGCCCCTGCGGTTGCATTCCATGATGCAGGTAGTTTAGCATCTGCAAGATAAGTTGCTAAAGGAGTCGCAGACCAGAAAAATGGCAGACGGCGGCAAGGAGTGTTGCGAGCAAGAGTCTGCCACATTGCAGCATCATCTGCAGATAGTGTATCCCAAATCCAAATCTCTGCAAGACCCTCTAAATTTCTGCGAAGTGTATGTGCAGGATATACACAAGCATCTATCTCTCGCAGACATCCGTGATCTCGTGCAAAGAATACAGCAGCATCTGCAAGTTTTTTGCGATCGGCGGTTGTCATAACTCCTACCATATCAATTAGGAGGTTGTAAGGATGAGCATCTGCTGCGCTAGCTGCAGCCAATGCATCTGCAAGTTGTCGAACTTTCCAACGTCCCTTCAGTCCAGTAACATCATCATACCACGGTTCACGTTCATTCCCTAAATGCACTAGTTCCACAGTATGCCCTAAATGCTCAAATAGTTCTGCGACATTTAGAGCAGCAACATTAATGCTGCCGCTAAAATAGGAACCGCTTATTAGATAAGCTATTCCAATCTTCATCTCTCTAAAATATCCGCCGCTGCTAGCCATTAAGCCGCTTTTAGAAGGTCATCCCACGCTTTCTGTACAACTGGATTATGAATTGAATGACGCCAGAAAAGGGCGTGTGCTTGACTTGTCTTATATGCAACCGCATGTACATGCTCACGCGTCTCCTTTAATGCATCTATTAAACTACTCATATTATTTTCTATATATGAATAGCCGAATGGTGCCCATCGTTCTCCATTATGAATAATAGGAAATCCACAATAAAGTAGTTCAAGTACCATATAATTATATTCGTTATTAACCTGATGGCAGATGAATGTTGCGCTAGGAAATTCTGTGATAACTTCTGTAATAGACATGCGTGCACGATATTCAGTTTGCTCTTTAATAGAAAATCCAGCAGCTACATTTTCAGCAAAGTGGGGTGCTGCCATAATACGATTACCGTTTACAACAATAATACGTGCATTCCAAGATGGATTTGCTTGTTTATAAGATTCCAATGCAAGTAGAGGAATAACACATGATTTTTGAAAGCTAATATTGGGTTCCATAATAACAATTGTTTCACGTTCTCCAGAGGATGCTGGACGCCATTTAGGGTGCTGTGTACCAAACTTTGTAATGAAAAATGGTTCCCAAACATATGGGACAATTTTTGCTTTTGTTGTATCATATACTTGATTAAGTACGCCAGCGTATTCACGATGCTGCTCATAATGAGGAGAGACCCAGATTTCTGTCATTTCGCCAACAACATGATGATGAAAGAAAAGTTGCGTTAAAAATTGTGATGTTTCTATATCAATGTTTAAAATATTTCCCAAATATATCTTAATAGCTCGTGCACCAATCATCTTTAAAAATTTACGAAAATTCTGATCAACCGACATACCAATTTCAATATATGCAAATACAGGTAGGGGTTTTTGGAGGAATGTTTCAACATCAATAGAACGGCAACCGACTAATATATCATCAACTTGCCCAGGCTCCACATTTTGCATGAAAAAGGGTAAATAACCCATTGCTTCAAGTAGCTTATAAAATATATAAATATTCTGATATAACCCGTTAGAGAATATAGAGCCTTTATTAATAGGGGCGGTTGCAAGTAGGATGACTTTTCGTTCAACAGGATTACGAGCTATTAGAGGAAGATAGGGGGCACACATATCGGGATCAGGGGTTGTTTCATTTGTCCCTGGATAGCGCAGCTGTTGTTGTTGTTGTTGCTGTTGCTGTTGCTGTTGCTGTTGCTGTTGCTGTTGCTGTTGCTGTTGCTGTTGCTCCATTATTCTTATTACATATATCACCAACAGTATTTAAACACACATTTCCAAAGCGTGTATGTTGTTTACACAACGTTTGCACAATATTTACACATGCCTTTTTACACAGTTTACCATTACTATGAACATACATGCATTTATAAGAAAATGCACCACCTTTTCGTGGAATTTTATTTTCTCTCCAAGCAGCTGATGCTTCATCAAATGTAGCCCTGTCCATAACTGCTTAAATATTCCGCCATTAATTAGGTAGAAAATGTCCATGAATATGTATAAAGAAGAGCAAGCACGACTCTGCTCATACATCAAAGAGTCGCTTGCAAATAATAAGCAATTCCTAATAGCCCGTTTTTCAGATATTGAAAGTCGTTTTGTACATCATTATATTACAAAGCAAGTAACAGAAATGGAGCGTTTTCAAATAACAAATAATGCAGGTATTAATATTACAAGTGAAGAATCCGCAAAAGAGTTTGCTCGTAGCGTCCTAAATGCATTTAGGGAGAGTACAATGCATTGTACATGGAATGAGGGGGCTATGAAAGCTTGTATGGGCGAATCACAAGATTATATTCGGCGCTTCTCATCAAACACACCCTCCGTAAATGCAATTTCCGTAGATCCTGCTATTTTCTTTGCAGAAGGTGTGCCGTATGAAAATATATGGGTTTCTAAACTCAAAGGTAAACGTATTCTCATTATTTCACCATTTGTGGAGTCCATGAAGATGCAATTAGAGCGAGGTGTTTTATCGCATATTTATAATGAACCAGCCTATTTTGAAGATTGCAGCTTCACATTTGTAAAAGCTCCACTAACGCTTGCAGGGAATCATGATGGGGTTGATTGGCGAACACGGTTTGCTGAGCTAAAAGCAGCTATAGCATCTGCAGGTGAGTTTGACATTGCACTTGCAGGATGTGGCGGATATGGTATGCCAATTTGTCATTATATTTATAAGGAACTGGGTCGGTCAGCTATGTACATCGGCGGCTGTCTCCAGCTATTTTTTGGTATTTATGGGGAAAGGTGGCGTAATTCAGACTCGGTTAAAAAATATATAGAAAAAAACCCATCAGCCTGGGTACGCCCTAATGAACGCCCAGCGAATTTACATTATGTAGAACGTGGGTGTTATTGGTAGAAAGCGGCGCACAGATGGACGTTTTTGATTTACCATTTGATGGACGTACATTTGCACCTATCCGACCATCCCAGCTAATAGATTATAAAGAGGCTTGGATATTTTTTCAGTCGGTTGGAAAATACAATTATCAGGTGCAACAAGCACGTTTAGCTGATCCAACTCTTGGAGTCTCCTATTACAGATTTGCAAGTGGAGATGACCGCGTCAGATATAA